GGGTGGCATAGCCGTCATCAGGGCCGGCAGGGTTGGGACCTGCAAGGCGGTCTGGCGTGACCTTGCCGCCCTTGGCAAACGCCATGGTTGCGGCGCTTTGGTCATCAAAGTATTTGCCGCTGCCGCCGCCGAAGTCGTAGCCAAAGTCGGAGTCCGCGTAGTCGTCTTCACCACCTGAGCCGCCCGACCCGTCGCCTATGCTGTCGATGATGTCTTGAATGCCGTCTGTCGTGCCGTCGTCTTGGATGAAATCATCTTGATCACCAGGTAGGCCAGAATTGATCAAATCCAAGATGTCGCCTGTAGTGCCGTCGTCTTGAGGAGATTCCTCATTGGAATCGACGACCTCGATGTCAACCGTTCCTGTCTTTTCGGAGTCATCAAAGCCGGCGTTAATTAGGTCAAGAATGCCGTCTGTCGTCCCGTCATCCTGGGCCTCTAGGCCATCGACAACTTCAATGTCAACGGTTCCAGTTTTTTCTTCTTCATCGGGAATCACCAGATCATCAAGCAGGTCAGTGTCGAGATCGATGTCAAAGTCGTAATCAACAACATCGTCGTCAATGATGTCGTCGTCGATGACGTCGTCGTCCATGATGTCGTCATCAATGATGTCGTCGTCGATGACGTCTGAATAAATCAGATCAGGCACAAAGGGACGATCAGGCGGGAAGTAAGGCGTCTGCGTCTCACCACCAGGCAAAACGACCTTAGGCGCAACATACGGTTGCATGGCCAACTTGACAGGACTAATTGCTCCAAGTGTGTTGCGCAGCTTGACATTCAATGGTGAGCCGTTGGCTTTGTTTGCGAAGCGAGTAAAGCCAGGATTAGAGGGGCCAGGGATGCCGCGCAGAGCAGAGATCAGGTCAGAGCGGCGCACATCAGGCGTGGCAAACTGTGCCGCACCGGTTTGCTGCTGCATGCCAAAGTCGAGCTCAGGCGCCCCACCGATCAGCTGCAACATTTCGTTTGGCAATTCGTATTTTTTAACCATCACATCACTCCACCAATTTCAGTCATCACATTGCATGAGGTGAAGACAGTTTGTGGCAGGCCGCGCACCTTCATGCGCAGCGAGCCGTAATACCCAAGGCCAGTCGTGCCAGCCCAACCCTGGTAGGTGTTTGTTCCCACCCAGGTTGACGTGTTCCAAATACCCTCGTCCCAGACGGCGCCGCTGTCCTTGGTGAAGAACGGCGAGCCGCCCACGGGGGTGAGCTGGAACTGCGTGTTCATTTGCAGCTTGATCGCTGGCGCAGCCGTCGAGATAAACGTCGGACGCACCATGCCAAACTTCTTAAGCTGGGCGGGCGTGTTGAACGCCTGGAAGGACGTCTGCACGTCGCCTTCGACATAGTTGCCGCCGTCGCCGTTGGCGTCCGCGCCATCCTTGTCGCCTGTCAGGCCTTCGCAAACGTAGCCGTCAACTGTTCCAAACAGCAGACGGCCACCGATGATGCCGGCGCATCGCATGGGGATGCCGACAAACTGACACCAGGCGCCCGTGATCACGTTCATCGCAAACTGGCGATACGTTCCGCCGTCAGCCGGCAGCTTGATCACCATCACGTCGGAAGACGGGACGACAAAGACGTCAAAATACTTTTCGTTGATCAGCTTGCGCACCAGGGGCGCAAAGACCGACTGAATCTTTGACGCGGGGCCGATCTGCTGGTCTTCGGTGTACTGGCCATTGACCAGCTTGGACATGGGAACCAGGCCCAGCTCGCTCACGATCATCACGTCACCGCCAAACGGGGTGAAGAACGTGCCGTGCTTAGGCACGGGGCCGACGTACCAAACGCCCTTCAGGCTGAAGGTGTCGGCGCTGGTAGGGTCAGTGCCCTGCCACACGCCGATGTCGCCCTCAGTGCCAACCACAATCAGAAAGTCATCGATTGAGAAGCCGGCGTCCATCGTCCAGTTGATCAGAGCGGAAACGTAGCCGCCGTTGCGCAGGTTTGAGCCCATCGCAAACGATGTGCAGCTGCCGGTGACGACGTCTACGGCGTCCAGGTAGTAGACGTTCGAATCACCTTCTGCGGTGAACCAAACGCGCTGCTTCCAGACGGCCACGGTGCGCACGGTTGTGGGCAGGCCGGTAGTCGTCGCCGTGCGATCGACCCAGCCAGTGCCCGTGCTGTAGGTCCAGTACCCGGCGCCAGGCGAGACGGCCAACAGGAAAGTGTCGGCAGGCGTGGAGAACTGAGTCGTCCACCACTCGTCAGCATCACTGCCCGTGCCTGTTACAGCAAGCACGGGGGCGCCGGGGTCAGTCACGTCATAGATGTTGCCGTTGGCTGCAATGAAGCGCTTGTCGTCATCGTTGACGGGCGCCTTGTAGCCAAAGACAGACTCGACAGAATCTTCCAAAGGCGTGGTGTATGAGAACCAGCCCTTGCGCAGCTCCACGCCCTGCTGGCGCGGAATGAAATTGGTAAGCGCAAGCGCGTCCAGTGGCGACATGGCCGCGATCGGGTCGCGGTAGTTCAAGCCACCAGTGGGTGCAGGGATGACCTGGACTTGTGCTGTTTGAGCGGCGTAGGACCTTCTAGATACACGCGGAGATTGAAGCGGCAACAGAGGCATGATCAGACTCCATAGCCGGTGTCTGGCGTATTCGTCAGAGGCTGGATGTACGGGAATCTGAAGTCACGCGTCATGCTCAAAACAGGGGCGCCCTTTTCTGCGCCCTTGCGGTTCTCAAACGCAATCTGGAAGTCACGCATGGCCGCCGCAGTGTCCAGGCCCTTCATCTCGAGCCACTTCACGCGGGTGTACAGCGTGATCAGCGTTGGATCGAGCAGAGCCTTGTCACCGTTTTTGGTGATGCGGTTTTTGTACAGCGTTGGATCATCCTGGTCTTGCACCCACGCCTGAGACAGATAAAACACGTTCATCGTCTGGGGCGAGTTGGGAGGCGCCAGGACGTAGATCAAGTTGTCGCGCACCTGCCAGTAAAACGACAGCACTGGCAGCGTTGTGCGGATCAGCAGCTGCTGCCACATCTGTGGCGAGACAGGGCCGAGGGACGGGAACTGCGTGGTCGCGTTCCAGTTGGTTTGGTCGATCCAATCGAAGAAGTCTTCAGGCAGAGGGAAACCTTTTTCCTTCTGGTTGGTGTAGTCAGACTGAATCGGGATCACATAGTTTTTGATCAGCTCTTGCCAGTCGTACATGGTGAGCAGCTCGATGCCGGCCATGTTGGCGGCCTGAATGAACTGCTGAACCGTAGGATCTGGATCGCCGGCAGGGTCTTGAGGGACGGGGAAGGCCACCATCGAGGCCACGTTCTGCACGATGGCCGAGAGGGTCGATTCATTAACGATTTGATAGGCCATCCCCTACTCCTGTTTACTCAGCTTCAGCTGTTGCTGGCGACACGTTGCGCTTGGCGGGCTTGGCGCTGGCTTGCAGTGCCTCGACCATCGTGCGCAGGTTCTCGATCTCCGCGTCGCGCTTTTGCAGCTCTGCGTTCATCTTCTCGATCGGTGCGTTGTTGGCCGCGACCTCCATGAAGGCCTTGGCGCGTTGCTTGTCCGATTGAAAAGACATGAACTTGCCGCCTAGGTTGTCGTTCGCGTCTGCGAGCTGCTCAACCGTGACGATTTTGAAGAACTTGTATTCCTCAACCTTGGACGCGTTCATGCCTGGCAAAGCGCTCAATGGAGTGCCGGTGACAGCTTCTTCCTGGCCAGCCTTCCATTTGTTGTATCGGTCCTGGAAGCGAAAGATGTCCTGCTGACTCAGAGGACGTTCAATCACAGAGGACTTGTCGCCCGGCACATGAATGCGGACGTAATCGACTTCTTCGTACACGGCGCGGCCAGCTTCACGGCTCTTGCCGGGTTGCATGACAGGTTTTCGGAAAAACTCGATGTAGAGCTTGTTATCGGCGGCAAAGCGGGTCTCGTCCGGTTTGGAAAAGTCGCTTGGCTCGTCGAAGATGGTTGGTGTCGTGGGTTGCATCTCTGACCTTTTTTTTGATTTTTAAGTGTTGGTATCGATCACTAGATCAGTACCAGGGGAGCCACCGATGCGAGAGCCACCGATGGATGCACCGTCAACGCCTGTCAGGCCAATGCCTTCACAGACTGCGCCGGTGGATTGGGATGCAGCCGTGTCAACGACTGCGGGAGCGTTTGCGGAAACTGCGCCGCTAAATGTTGCTGCCATGATTTATTCCTTCCGTTAAAAAACCCGAGGGGTTGTGGGTCTCCCCAGTCCCTCGGGAA